GATAAATATTTTATGGCAGTTCCAGAGGGAGATTTGGATTTTGAAGAGATTAACAAAAATGGTGGCAAAGGAAAAATCAAATGGTTAGTATGTGATGGGCTCGCCCATTCGCTGACGAAAAAGGAATTTCATGCTATAAAAAATGTAGATGGAATATTAGAAGCTACGATTGTTAATGATGGATCTGCAGCTGTGCCTATTGATTATGAGATTGAACATAACCATGAAAACGGGTATATAGGTATTGTATCACAGTATGGAGCAATAGAACTTGGACGTATAGACGAGGAAGATGATGCAACGGCCAATAAATCGGTGACTTTAATTAATTTTACGAAATATGCGGATTTTGATGCGATGACGACAGGAGAGGGGATAACTTCCGAAACTACTTATGGAAAAACTGGTACATTTAAAGAAATCAGCTACAATGGCCGATCGTGGTTAAGCTTAAGTTCCTTGGGATCCGGAAATTATTATAAGGGAGCCTGTAAGAAGATTACGATACCAGCAGATGAAAATGGAGAAGTAGGGGCAAAGAATTTTAAAGCGCAATGCCGGGTGAATTATGAGACGGTCAAGCGATTGAGGCAGACAGGTATGCTGCAGTTTGTTGTAGGAGATGAAGATGATGCAGTATTGGCATTGATTTATTTCAATAAAAATAGTAAGACATCGAATACGGCTCACTACAGATGCAGAGT